CCTCAAAAGGTCTTGCGGATGTAACTGTGCTATCCATAGCTACAGTTTGTGATTTGTTAACTAAGAAAGTAAAATCTGCAACAGTAACAGCACTAAAGTTTTCTTTAGGGTTAGCTATATTTAGATAGTTAGTACCTGCAGGAGTATTAACAGTATAACTGGTTCCATTAACATCAAATACTTCAATATTGTTTTGTGTAATAACCAATATATATCTTTCATTAGAGTCACGATTTATCGTATGAATAAATGGATTTGTATAAGCAGAGTTTGATATTTTTTTAATAAACTCTGTAGGTGGTCTTTTCTTTAAACCTTCTACAACAGAACTAAATCCATTGATTTGACTTTCTGCTTGCGAACCTAGTCTTAAAGTTTCTGATTGTTGAGATACCCCATTGATAAGATTTGGGATTGCATGATTGATTAGAGGCATTATGTGATTTTGTTGCCACGACTAATAATATTGAAAGTATCGTAAGAGTTAAAAATGTTAGTATCGGCTGTATCTGTTTCTTCTTGTTTTAAAATAGCTAGAGCATTTAACTCATCTACTTGATTAAACTTATGAAGAACACCTGCACCTAAAGTCCTATCTTGAAATATTCTTGCACCACGAATAGTAATATATCTTCGTGCGTTCTCTGGTAATTCTGCGAATGGTAATAATACGATTACATTAGCTTCTACTGCATCATCAAAAACAAAGGTATTTCCTTGTTTATTATATAAAAAAGAGCCTCTTTTAATGACATCATAAGTAGATAAAGGGTATTTACCTGTCGGTAAATCAACTCTCATAATGTTATCAGCAAGGGGTATTTTGCTATTAGTATCTAAGCTAAGAGAATATTTATAAAAAGTATTCCAATGCCAACCTGCTGATTGGACCTCTCTACTTACTTCTGAAAGAGTGTTATTAGCTAGTGTTGCATCTATCGGTAAAGTCCCTGTCAAACTATTTACGGGTGCTTCGCCTATAGTATGTAATAATGTATTTACAGCTTCGAGTTCTGTAGTTCCTGATAGTGCCATGGTTTACAAGTTAAATAATAATGTTTGATATTTTCTAATTCTAAAAATTCTACTGAGTCTTTAGTTTTTTGAATACAATGTTTTGGAGAATCAAAATATTCTTGCACCATTGAACATTGTGGTAGTTGGGTTGTGTTATCGACAACACATATAAACCCGACAAGAATAATAATTGATTTCATAAACTTACTAGCAGAGGGGAGCATAAACTCCCCTCAAGGTTAGTTATTATGCAGTTTGTATTTCTACTGCTGCTTCAGGTCTTAGGATACCGTGTCCTAGAGCCATCTTAGCAACCATTAAAGTACCTTGTCTGCGGATGTCATATTCTGACTCCATAGCCAAGTCCATAAGCTTAACTGTGCCGATTGCACTCTTATGGAAAACTACAGCGGCTGTATTTGAGAAGTCACCGTTGTATGTATTGTTCTCACCAGTAGATGAAGCACCTGACTGGTCAGTAAAAGCAGTAACTGCTGTGTTTGATTTCACAATGTTAATGCCTGCTACTTTAAGAACTGTACCTTCTGCATATACACCATTGGCTCCGCCAAAATCTCTATTTAGGATTTTGTCGTTTTCTACAATGTTGTAATAAGTTGCAGGTGGTACTACACAGAATCTGTCGTTCTCTGGTACATCTTTCTCATCTAATGCTTGAGCAGCATCAAAGATGGATGTGATTAATGAAGCTGCATTTGTTTTTGCATCTGCATCTGTAATCACTTCACCACCGTTCTCACCGTTAACAGTTGTAGAAGCTTGTGCTGCTAAGACTGCTAATTGTAGTAAGTGTTGGTCCACTGTTCTTGCAAGTGCATTACCCATTTCGTTTGAGTAAATACTTCTTACATCATAGTGGTTCTTTGCTTCATCAAGTTGAGCAATAAATGAGTCTGAAATGAGAAGGTCGTCAATAGTGATGACTCTCTCGTTATGTTTGATGACTGAGCCTGTAATCTCGTTACCTGGGGTGTGATAGGCTGCTGTTGTCTTACCGACTGCAGGGAATTGTGCTGATTTTCCTTGAGAAATTGTTCTCACAGAAGTCATTCCGAGCATTTTGTTTTGCCTTGCAAATGCAGCTAATACCTCACCGCTAAACACTTTGAGAAACAGACTATTATCGTCACCCGAGTTATCCGCTTTACCTAGAAAGCTGACTGTTGCGTTTGACATATTTGTCTCCTTTGTTGTTTTAGTTAGTTAGTTGTTTAACTACACCTACTTAAATCACACATAAGTTGTCGCCCGCAGGCGGCCTAAGTTAATTTTTTGGGTGTAACACCTCTCTAGTGAGAGATGATGTTATCCTGGTAGTTTTGTACCTAATCTCCATGAACGCATGGCCCAATAGACAGGAGATAAATTCTTTTGACCTTTTACTTTAGCAAGAGTAGCACCATGACGTGCCATAAAGGATTTCCTATTTTTAGGATTATTCCTTTTTATTTTCATATTAGGGTCTCCGAAGGAAACCTTTTTTATATTACCCGTGGCTTTGTTCTTGACATAAACCATGTACTTTTTGTTAGGACTTGGGTTAGATAAAATTTTGTTTAAAGGTTTCCCTGAAGACATTATTTTTTCTTTTTGCTATCTTTCCAATTATTCTTCATAGCTTTGTAAGCTTTTGGAGAGATAGTAGAATTTTTCTTGCTTCTGCTTATTCCTAATTTTTTTCTTCTATTAATATTTTCTACTAATGACATTTTAAGCCTTCTTTATTTTTAATTTGTTTCTAATTGCTGCAGCAATAATATCACCTCGAGTGACTTTGTTTTTATCACCATACATAGCAGCTAGTTTTTTGTTCTTGTCGTGTTTTCCGTAATGTGATGGCATATTATTTCTTTGGCTTTGGTTTGCGTTTTGTTCCGTATCCCATAGCTACTCCTTTTTTAATTTACCTGCTACTTTCTCTGCACTTCGACCAACTGTGTAGCCACCTACACCTATAGTAAGTAAAGTCCATAAAGCATCAGGAAGTTCTAATAATATTCCCCAGTTAAAAAATGCATTTGCATAGGGAACGAGTAAGTAGTTGTTAGCTATAATCATAACCACAATTAACATTAATAATGGTCTCCAATTTCTAGCTAACCAACTTTCGCTTTTAGCTTCTGCTAAAATTATGTTGGCAGCAGTGGAGAGTTCTTTCATCTCCCCTGCCATAACTTGTTGTTGGATGTTAGATTTTATTTTTTCTCGCTCCTCTTTACTATCAATGGCTTTATCTACAGTTTTAAATAAAGCACCGATAATCGGAGAAGCAGCACCTAATAATTGTATCATTACATTACATTTGAGCGTTTAATCTTTGCTTCTACAGTACTTCTATAGTGTGTATCGTTTTGATATTTAGGGTCATTGATTGCTTGAATTACTTCTGCAGTAGACCTAAAGACATCACTATTTTGATTAGCGTTTTGACCTTGCATTAAATTTGGCTGAATACCAAACTGTGCATCATACTGAGCACGTAAACCTTTAACTGCAAAAGTAGCAGCTTCAACACTACCCTTTTCCATAATTTCATTAAAGTTTGCTTGCTCTGCATCAGAAAGATTTTTACTAGCCCAATCTGTTAAGGCTGTATATTTTTCCTGACCACCTGCAGCTTGATAAATACTTTGAACAGTAGCATCTGCTAAAGCTTGTTGACCTTGAATATAACTATCAACTAATTCTCTATTTAATCCTGATGCTTCAAGTTTTTGATAACTGTCATCAGATAGTGCTCCGTTTTCTGCATACTCATTGTAATAAGGGTCTAAAGATAAACCTGTAGCTTGTTCTACTTGTTCTTGTGTTGGTTGCTCCTCAGGTTGACCTGAAGACATTTTCTTTTCTAATTCTGCATAAGCATTAGCCATGTCTTCTGCAGTATTAAATTTTTCTGGAAGCCAACTAGGACGCTCGGAAGCCTCGGAAGTTGTACTCTGTGTTGTAGATGCCGTACTTGCTGTAGTGTTTAGGGCATCATCATTGATTGTTACTTTGTCTACCATTATTGATTTTCTCCTTGTTGAGATTGATTAACCAAGTCAGCAACCTGATTAGGGTCAATGTTTTGTGCTGCTTGGGTTAGTTGTTGTTGAACTAATTCCTGTTGTATTTGCTCAGGGGTTTTTATTAACCCATCAGGGTCAATACCTTCTGAAGTTGCTAATCGTTTGATTGCATCAGGAATATTCACAAACTGTTCGATAACTTGTGGGCCTAAGGTTTGTGCTAAGGTTGATAAAAATGAAATTAATTTATTTCTATCGTTACCTCTGCCGAGTGCTTCTAGGCCAGTAATAATAGATGGTTGGACTGTATTTTTAGGTAACTGTGGGAGTTTACCTGTCTTCTCCATCATTCGTAGCTTTCTCATAATAAAAGGAAGCTGAAACTCTTGAGATAAAATGGAGTAAACACCGCCTAAAGATGACTCTAATTCTGCTGCCATCAGGCGTATTTCTTCTGCTGTTACTCTCTCTGCATCTCTTGTAACTGAAGCATTTAAAAGAAAAGCGTATTGCAAACGCCCTTCTATTTTATTCATAGAGTCATAAGCAATTCTAAAATCTGCAAACTTATTTAATTGTAAAACAGAAACATCTTGTGCTTGGCCTTCTATGATTGCCCCATTAGGGCTTTCTGCTAGCTTTCTTGCTCTTGTAGTACCATTAGGTGATACCATAAATAAAACTTTAGATGCAGCAGCAGAGCCTTCGACAATCGCTTTGGTTAAACCTTCAAGCGACTTCAAGTCTCCATAATATTCTTCTACAAAACCACGACCATAATCTTCACCATCAACTCTATTCCAACGTAAAGGTATATATGGAGATGCATCTAACGGGAAAGTTCCTCGAGACTTAGGAACTTCTATTCCTTTTATCTCTTGATATACATGAAACTTATTTTTATCTCGATAGACGTATGTATATAAATCAACAGTCTTTTCGTCAGCATCTAATCTAGGACCAACTACTTCTTGTAATTCAGGTGGTAGTGTATTGGGTGATAAACTTTCTTTTGTAATTATTTCATTAACATTACCCATAGGGTCACGTTTACAAACAAATCTATCTAATGAAAAAACTCTAAGACCAGTTTCAGCAACATAAAGTAAAACATTACCTGCTACGATTAAATGTTTTAGTGCTTCAAAAATAGCAACTCTATCTGCTTTGATTTCAATATCAGTCATGATGGCTTTTTCAATTTGTGATAAGCCTGACTCTATTTCTGTTTTTAAATTTTGGTCACCTTCTAAATCTTTGATAACAAAGTCATCAATCTTCATTCTAAAGAAAGGTGCATTAGGTGGAACTAAAGCTAATAATAATTTAGATGCAAGATTATTAACTCCTCTTGCTCCTATTCCCTGATATGGTGTCGGGTATTTCGTAACATTACTTGCCGTTTTCGGTGGTACTAAAGTAGGAAGAGTTAATTCAGAACTATCTCTTGCTCTTTCTAAAAAGACCTCACGATTAATTGCGCAAGATTGATACCGCCCTTGGGCCGTACCAACGTATTCTTCATTCATAATTAGCTAGGGATTTGTACGCCACTTCCTGCGCCTTGCACTAGG